CTTTTCCTTTGCACGTTGCTGAATTGGAAGAGAAGAAGAGTGCTAGATTCCGTTCTGAGCTGGTCTTCATAACTTCAAATTTGGCAGATCCTGATCTACGAGAAATGAACAATCCTGAAGCAGTGCTTCGGAGGAGAGATTTCGTGGTGAGGGTGAAAGCCAAACCTGAATTTGTGAAGATGAGTCACAAGTATGGAACTGGGAGAATTCCATCTGCTATACTTGATAAGGAGAAGATTCGTCGAGTCTTTGGTACTGAGAAATTGCTTCACACAGACATATATTTGTTCCAACTGGAAAACAATATGAATCATGATCCGATGTCCGCGTGGATATCGTATGAAGAATTGTGTGAAATTCTGTTGGATGCATATGTGCAAAATGTGAGGCAAGGTACTCGGTATATTGACGAGATGAAAATTCGAGCTCGGGAGAATATTCTAGCTCAAATGGGAGATTATGAACGAGTGAGTTGCGAGAGGCAGCTTGTCGTTCGTTTTCAAAGTCCATTTACGCGAATTCAGGCATTGGGATTTCTTTCACAAGTTGATGCTTTGTTGGATGAGGATGGTGAAACACCAAATTCAACGAAGCTGAGACGGATGAAAGGAATCTTAATGACTAGTTTAGCTATGACGGACGGTCTCCCAAGTGATGCTTTGAATCTTGAGTGTGTCAAATGTCAAGCTGCAAGTTTTGTTACTCGAGGTTGGCATCAGCTTAAGCAATGGTACAACAACGAAACTTGCCCACATCAAACTATTGGAACATGTGAAGATTTGATCAAAGGAGTGAAGTCTTATGCAAGTAAGACCTTATCTTTTGTGAAGAGAAATGCAACTTCAATAGTTGTGGGTGCCGTTGTTGGATCATTGTCAGTTTGGATGTTGACACGAAGTAAGGAAAAAGAAGCTGAGATAACACCAGTGGAGAGAATTGTTGAGGCACAATCTATGTATGAGAGAGATGGTCCTCGAATGACAAAAGTGATCAGTAAGAGATTCAAGACTCGGAGTAGAAAATTGCATGCTGAGTATGGAAAGAATATTGAGGATGCGCTGAGTAAACTTCTGAAGAAGAATCAATTCTTGGTCACTTGTGAGAGAACAAACAAATCTGTAAATGCTCTCTTCCTTGTTGGAAAGACTTGCTTATTGCCATTGCATTTTTTGGAACATCTTGAAAATGGTGAGAAAGTTGTGTTTTCTAATAAGGAAGTTGGAGTTTTTGCGGAAATGTTTGATGAGAATAGTGTGTGTGCTATGGAGGAAACAGATGTTGCGGTCTACTCAATAGCTTCTCGTTTGTTGCCAAGTCGCCCTGATGTGCGAATGTTATTCGTACTTGAGAGTGAATTGACAAAGACGAGGAGAGGAGAGTTTGTGCTGCAGCATGTTGGAATCAATACCACACGCATTCAAGCTCGTGGTTTGGCACTTGAGGAAATCTTTGATCCAGAAGACCAGCCATTAACATATCATGTGCCTGGTGGAGCGAAAGACATAAAGCTTGTGAAAG